TTATCTAATGCCTCTCCGATCGCCCTCGTTTTACTTCGGGCGGTTTCTACAAACTTTAACGAATCTATTTCAGCGTCTGTTACTTCACCATCATCTAAAATCTTTTTACATTTTTTTAAGAATGTAAGATAGTGATATTTTTCTAACATCTTATAAACTACATTTTTAGGTAATCTATTTTTGATACTGAAAGCTTTAATCTCGTCTGGTGTCATATCTCTATCAAAAGCATCTCGTCTTTCTGTATCAAGAGTATCACCTATGTCTTTTAAATCTTCTAAATCAGTTTCTATTTCATTTAGTTTATTCTTAATTCTTTTTTCTAAGTCTTTAATCTCACCTGGTTTTAGTTCTGTTAGTTCGTCATAATCTATTACATCTCTTTTTAACTCACCTCTTAATACATCTATCTCATCAACTTTTTTCTGAAAGTCTTTAATATATAAGTTTACATTAAACTCAAAATCTTCTGGTCGTTTTACAAATGATTGTCCTTTGATATCAAATACAGCGTCTGCCTTTTCATTTTGGTCATCATATGTTTTCTCGTCTGTAATAAAATAATAGTTAATAGGATGTTTTGTACCTGGTATTAATTTACCTTGAATGTTATCAGGATTCTTAACAGATAGATATTGTTTTGATAATCTTAATCTTTCTTCTTCTCTTTTATCTTCTGGCACATCAAATAAAACATTGATATCTAAGTCAGCATCATTACGATATCTTTTTGTAAGTATAGAACCTATTAGACTATATTTAAGTATAGGGTATTGTGTTTCAAATTCTTTAAATTGATTTGTAATTAATTTTAATACACTATCTTTAATTTTAGGATTGTCTGTATCTTCGTCATCAAAAACACCAGGTGCATATGTGCGTCTTGGTATGTCAATGATTGATTCTTTAAAATGTCTAAAAGTTTTCATTATCCTTTTACCCAATCTTTTGCCATGTTAAAGTTTGCTTGACTAAACTCTAATCTGTCAACAAGTTTAACTGCACCAGATCCTTTAATTGCTACATATCCTTCAGGATTTGTAACTTTATATCCATTCTTTGTTCTTAAAAAAGAACCGATACTTTGTATCTGATTTAATTTATTTAACAACACAGCCTTTGCTGATTGAAATGTTATATATGTTGCAATAGCAAAGTAAAGACCTTCTTTATTTGGTCTTAATATTTTCATACCGACTTCTAATATTTCTTCGTATTTTTGTTTTGCTGCTGATGTTTTCTTACTATCTATTTCTTTCTTAATTCTTTGTCTAAAATATACTTCAAAATTATTTACTAACTTTGATGTATTTGTAATTGATGTGCCTTGTCTTATGTAAGTATTGAAAAATGTTTTTAATTGAATTCCAAGTGATAAAGGACCTTTATCCTTCTTAAGCATATCAATAAACGCACCTGCTTTATAAGCAGAACCCTCTGCCATTCTAATGATATTATCAAATGCCTTTTCTTCAGAATCATCAAACGCAACACCAGTCTGTTTATAGTTTGCGTCATCAAAGAATACATTTTTGTTTTTCTTTAATGAACTTACACTTGCACCAAAAGATGCTTTTAATGATGCAATCTTATTACCTGAATATGATGTGTGAAATATAATACCAACTTTTGCTTTATTGATATTATCGTATAATGAACTACCAAAGAATCCTGTCTTAACAACAGGTACTGCATATGTTATTGTATTAGGTGTAAAGACAATCGACTTTGTACCATCTATTGTAGCAGTCTTTTTATCACCACTAGTAAATAGTAAATCGCCTTGTATTATTCCTTTGATACCTAGAGAAGGTAAATGTTTAAGACACTCTTTAAGTTTGTCTGCTAACGCACCACCATGATTACTAGATATATCTGAATTGGTATAATTGATTTTAGGAGTTTTATTGAAAAGAGATTTAGTGGCTACAAAGAACTTTCCGTTCTCTGGATTGATACCACAGAATACAGCAGGTGCACCATCCCACTTGACGGATACGGTAGAACCCTTTTTGCCTTGTAACATCTTTTTGATAGACTTTAGAAATTCAATTGCGGTCTTAGCACCCTTAGTTCCATTATTAATTATCTCGTCTTCCAGATGTTCAAGATGTGTATTCTTATCTTCTACAAGATAATCTTGAAATTTCTGCATTTAACACTCTTTCCATTAGTATATTATATACTTATTATTTATAATAGTCAAGCATTGTGTCAAGCCTTATTATTTTGCGATAACGAACTTAGCAGACAAAGGATCTCTGGAAGTAACATACTGAAACATTAATCTAACTAATTTTTGTGAATTTTTACTTTCATTAGACCTAAACCATTTCTTTAAATTTGGCATTATGTTATTAATAATATTTTCAGCACTTGCAATTGCCATATAATGGTCATACTCACTAACTTTACCTATTTTATCTTCTCTAAGAAACTCTTTATCTGCACTATAACTTTTTTTTATTGCTACAAATTTTTCATTACCTTTATTATAAGCATTTAAAAAATCATCAGCTGCACTTCTGTCAATAGTGCTCCATATTCTATGAAATGTTTTTGTAGATCCTATAGAACCTCCTCTTGCTTCAGCGCCTCCACCTATAAATTCAATTACAAATCTTCCACTGCTACCAGAAGGATCATGTCTTAATTTTATTTCACCTTTTTGTCCATCACCTAAATTAATATTAAGTCTTAAATCTCTTGTTGCAGTTTTACCACCTTTTTTAAAAGCACTCCAAGATCCTCTTTCTGTTTTAGCAAGTCTTTTATATGGTTTCCAGTCACTTGTTTCTACAAATTTTATTTTTCTTAGAAGTTTAGCCTTTTCATTTTCATCAAAATTTACTTTATACAATTTTGCTGTAGATGTAGTTTTTTTTAAAGATAATGGTAATAGACTACCACTATCAATTAATTCCGTTACAGCATTATTCAAGTCATCAAAAGTATATAGTTTAGATGATTCTATTAATTCTTTTTGTAATCTTGTTTTTGCTGTTGGATTAGCTAAATATATATCTGCAGGACTCCACTTATTGATATCAGTAAATCCAATAATTTTTGGTATATCTTTTTTTAATAATTGTGTTATAAGAGAGGTATTTGCTGCTTTAAATAATTTTGCCATAATATTCATCACTTCAGCATCACCACGAAGGTAAAACATCTTACCATCTGAATATCCTTCTTGAGAAATTTTAAAATCTTTATCAATATTTTTTAAATCTTTAACTAATGAATTTGCAATTATAACTGAAGATTTATACCATCCTAAATTACTAACTAGAAAATCATAAACATCTTTTATCTTTACATCTACCTTTACTCGTTTCAATGAACTTGCAATTAATTGCTTATTATTAGTTTCAAAATCACTAAATGTTGGATACTTTTTAATATCTAAAACCATTGGTGATTTACTAACACCTAAATTATCTGCTATTGAACAGAATATTGCTTGAGCGCTTTCTGCTAAGGCTGTAGTATCTGCCATAAATTTCTCCTTGTTATACTATTTATATACTAACAGCACCGCTTTGTCAAGCGTTAATTAGGTAATGCTTTACACTTAAATACTAGTGAGATTCTGAACTTATCACCTTCAACTGATCTTGCAACATGGGGTATTCTTGCGTCAAAGACTACAACACGCCCTGCTCTTGGCCAATATGACTTAACAATGTTCATATTTGGATTGCCATTGAGACCATAAGGTGTATTGATTGCCATTGCTTTCATTTCATCATTTAGATTAGGTGTCCAGAACTCGATTGAACCGCCATCTTCTGGTCGCCAGTCGGGTGTTAGATATACAATGACTGTATATTGATCTCCAGTCCATCCATCTATATGAATGCCACCTGATTGTCCTGCATGATGACCATTGAGATAGTGTCTTAATAATTTTGTTCCAGGATTTACTTTATCCCAAATCTCTTTCACCCAATCTTGTTCAATCTCATAATCAATTTCTTCAGTATCACTACCACCTAGATGAATATGTTTATAACCAGGCGTCTTTGCCTCGTCTTTCATTTCTGGTGTAGAATACCAACCATCTTGCCAATCTAGTTTCATAACAATATCGTGATATCTTCTTATATCTTCTTCAGGTATTGTATCATCTGAAGCTCGTATGATTTGATGATAGTCACCACCCTTTAAAGCATCAGCATTTATTGTATATACTTTATCAGTCTTTGTGTCTGTAATCTCAAACTTATCAGCATCTTCTGGATTGCCTATTGATTTAATATCAAACTTTTTATCAGGATCAATTGTCTTTTCGATCATTTTTTTCCTCTTCTTCTTCAAATAGTATCATAGTAATTAAACTATAGATTGCCATGTCCATTAAAGTATCTTTGATACTTTCTTCTTTAAATTTAAATTCACCCTTCTTGATGAAGTTACTTATACGAGCATACTTATCACCCATACGAACAACGGATCCTTGCCAAGCAGATATACCTGATAATTCAGATAACCTGAAGTTGGCAAAGATGTCCTCGTTGGCACCATAGTCATGTCGTTTCTTATCATGTAAAGTTTTAATCACATCAATGATTTCATAAAATCTTTTACTTTGTTTGTTTATATCTTCCATTATATTTTCCCATATGTTAAGAAGTCAACCACGCCACCTTGGTTTTCCCATTGTTTGTATTTGTTTTGCAGGCTGCAAACCTTTTTAGCATCACTCTCAAATGCAGATTCGCAAACGATACTTCCGGTTGGTTTTTCAATAACCAACCATCTCACCGACTTACCTCTTTTACTAAGCTTTATATCATAAGATAACTTACTTCGTCTTGCAACCTTTTTTTTCATACTACGCTTTTGGCGCTTCTGTTTCTGCTGGTGCTTCAACTTCTGCTTCTGCTGGTAAGTTGTCTGTTAGATATTTTCTATGATGATCCAAAACTAGTTTTACATTTTCAACATCTGCCACTAAGCTGTTCAATTTGTTTTGATGATTGTTCACCTGTACAATTGAGTTTCTTAGTTTTGCGTCTAGTTTAGTTTCGTCATATACTTTATCGTTGATAGTTATAGCCATTTTATTCTCCTTGTTTAGTTTATTATTGTTTTTGTATATTAGTAGCAGATTGTTTTCCTTTTTGTTCTGCTAACTCATATGATACTGCTTGTCCTTCGTCTATCGAAGCTATGCCTGCTTGTTCTAATGCTGAAATGTGTAGAAATGCATCTTTACTTCCATCATCAGGTGCAATAAAGCCATAACCTTTTTTAGCGTCAAACCATTTTAGTTTTCCTGTTGCCATTTTATCTCCTTTCTATATTTTAAAATCCGAGAATTGTCCCAGTTTTTTAAACTTGTTGTCGTTAGTTATATTATTACTTTGTCCACTATCGACTAAATCTGTTTGTGCGTTTTGTTCTACATCATAGAATCTCATCTTTGATCTATCAACACCTAATATAAACTTTCTATTTACTGTTGGATCATTATATCGATTCTTTAACTGCTTAACCATGATTTGATTTTTTTCTTCTAGTTCTTCACTAGAGATTAAAGCAAACATAAAGTCTGCTGTTGCAGGTAGACCAAAACTTTCTGATGTATCTTCTAACCCTACATCACTACTTACGAAACCACCTCTTGTTGTTTGAGTAGCAGAGAAGATAGGTAAGTCATTTTCAACTGCAAGACCTCTTAGTTCTTCAGCAATTGATTTAATGTAAGTATAACTATTCACATTTGTACCTGGTTTAAATCTTGAACTAGCACATATATTTAAATAGTCAATAAACACAATATCAGGCTTAAAAGATTTCTTTAATGCAAGTTCACTAATCAGATTTTTAAAGTGACCTGTGTGAGCAGTAGCAGTAGGATATTCTTTTATAATAAGAGTACCTGTTGTTTTACTTTGCAATTTATTTATTTTAGTTTCATACATTGTATATGGTAATTCTTCTAAGTCACTCATGCCAACATTCAAAAGGTTCGCATCAATTCTTTCAGCGATTCTTTCTTCAGCCATTTCCATAGTAATATACAATACATTCTTACCTTGTAATAATACAGATGAAGCAAGGTGTGTCATAAACATTGTCTTACCAACACCAGTACCTGCAAGACAAATATTTAAAGTCTTACTTGGTATACCACCTCTTGTAATCTTATTAAAGAAATCTAAATCTAACTCCAATCTTTCTTCTTTTTTTCTATAGAAATCAAATCTTTCTTTTGAATCTAGTAAATAATCATGCCCGACCTTTTGGTCAAACGATACTGATAATGCTTCTGATAACATTTCAGGTAAATACTCTGGTGTATGTTGTTTATCTTTACCATCTATAATCTGAATACCACCAAGTATTGCATTATGTATAGCACGATCTTTACAAAACTTTTCTGTTGTTTCTGTAAGCCATTCTATATTAATTGGTTCTGGATTAAGTGTAGATAGAATATCTGTAATCTTTTTATATTCATCTTCATTGATTGTGCGATTACTATTAATCTCAATAGATAAGGATTCTTTTGTAGGAAGATTGTTATACTTATTAACGAACTTATATATTTCTGTAAATAATATTTTTTCTAGTCTATCTGTAAAGTATTCTTCTTTAATAAAAGGTAGAACTTTTCTACAGTAATCTTCGTTGTGTATTAAATTTCTTAAAGCTGTTCGTTCAATTCTCTCCATTAAGTTCCTTTTCTTTCATTTTTTCGTCTAGTAACACAACTAATATATCACCGATATGATCTATAAACTCTTGACTATCTGTATCAGCATCTATTTTATTTTCTATAATTGTATAATCAAACACCATTGGTAGTTGTCCATCAACTGCTTCTGATTCAGGTCTAAATCCTACATTGCCATATTTGTAAACTACACTAGCATAAGGACCACTAATCAATTTAAGACCAGTGAAGTCCTCTCCAGGTTTCTCTACAAAGACATAGTCTTCCCTGTGTTTAGGACTCGTTGTTTTGTGGGGTTGGGGTTTGTTCTGTATCAATTACTTCTCCGTATTTAAATTCTTTAGCACAAACAGCATCTAGTTTTTCTAGTATCTCTGGTGTGAAATACTTTTCAGGACTATTGTTTATTGTTTTACCAAAGGTCTTAGTGCCATCTGGTAACTCAACTCTTGTTGATACTGACTTAAATATATTGTGCTTCAAAGCTAAATCTAGTAGACCATAGTATCTATCTAAACCTTTGTCATATGTTAATCTAACATCTACTACTTTGTTTTCTTTTGTTAATCTGGATTTGTAATTTTTACAATGAATAATATTGCCAATAATTTCTGTTCCGTCTTTCTCTTTTCTCTTAGATAGATAGACGATAGAACTAGCCGCATACTTGAGACCAGACCCGCCACCCATTTCTTTTTGAGGAAACATACTACCGATAACATCATAGGTGTGATTAGTTATGATAAGGGGAACTTTTGCCTTACCTAGTTTTAGCGTTAATACTCTAAAGGCTGCTTTTACAATCTGAGCCCTTGTCATATCTTTAGTTTCTTTTCCGTCTGCTGTATCTTCAATTTCTTTAGTAGTTGATAACATACCTAAAGAATCTAATACAAGTAATAATGGTTTTCTTTCAGACTTTCCTTGCTCTATATATTTTTCTAATACAGTTAAAGCTTGATGTCTAAATTCTTGAACAGTAGTAACTGGCATAACAACCATTCTGCTACTGTCAATATCTCGTTCTTCAATAATTTCTTTTGAGATTGCTGATTCTGATTCAAAGAATATTACACCGCCATCTGGATTCTGGTCAAGAAAGTTTTTACACATACCTAATACAAAGAATGTTTTACCTGTTGCACTTTCACCTGCGATAGCAGTTATCTTATTTGATGGCAATCCTTTATGTATTCCACCACCTAATAATGCATTGAATATATAAGAACCTGTATCAATAAAGTCTGTTACATCACCTGACGCACCATCTGATACTAGACTAGCATATTCATTGCCTGTTTCTTTTATTATATCTTTTAAAAAATCACTCATCTTTAGTTTACCTCAATTAGTTTTAGTTGTCATTATTATACACTATATATAATTCTTTGTCAAGCAAAGAACTCATCTAATGTATTCTTTCTTGAACTTTTAAATAAGTCTGTTTCTGGCCCGAAGCACCATACATTTTCTATAAACATCTTATTCATAAAGTCTGCCTTTTCTTTTTCGTCTTTAAATAAAGTATCAGATTTAGGTCGTTGCATAATTCTCATACCGATTTGACCAAGAAACTTATCTTGAAACTTATCAACCAGTTCATCACCAGAACGATAACGAACACCATGTATTTTTGGATCCATAATATTTACAAACATAAACTTTGATATACTCATAGTTTTTTCTGCAACTGGTAAATAGAAATCATCACGCCATTTATCATACTCATTAAACTTATGCCAAGATTGATCTTCTTGATGTTCACCACCTTTGTTATACTGCTCAGTAGAAAAGTATGGTGGACTTGTAAAGGCACAATCTATCTGTGGCAATTCATTATATGGTAAATCTTCAGCACCACATCTGTATATGGTTACTTTTTTAGTCGCATTGATTGTAAAGTAATCTCTTTCTTCTTTAACAATAGGAGTTGAGTTGCCTAATATTCTTTCATACTCATCTACCTGTTTCATATATCTTGCAAAAGTATTTGGGTTAGGATCACAACCAATATATTCTTTTGCATCTGATGTATAGAAGCCTGCAAGTCTATCACCCCAACCACAACTTGTATCTAATACTGTTTTAGCATTTGTAATATCATAGATTGCTTTTGCAACTACTGGTTTAAATTGTGTTGCAATATAAGTGCCTAATCTAAATGCTGATATGTAACTCTTTTCATTTAACTGACCACCAATCAATTCTTCTTTGCCATCTATTATAACTTTCTTAACACCATTTATGCCTCGCCATATAGGACCTAGAGCTTTCCATATATCGTAAGCATCATTATTTTCCCATCTTGTTTTAGGTGCTTCAAATCCATAACTACCACATTCTAATCGTAAATCTTGCATGAAGTAATTTGATACATCATTAAATGTACTTGCACCATTTACTAAACCAAGACCATACTTTTCATAACTATATTTGTAGTCATCATATTTTTCAAATACTTCTTTTTCAATTTGTTCTTGAGGTATGCAAATCTTACTTGTATCAAAACTTTGTAATGACTGAAAAGACTTTCTCATATCATCTTTAGTTATTTCTTTGAGTGGAAATACAGGCCTTTCACTTGCAATATAATCAGCAAGATGTGTTCTCATCTTTTCTTTGCCGTGTTCAGCGTTCAATATCTCGAAGTGACTAGATGTCAAGATAGGTAGTTTACCCTCTGTAGCCGTGTCTAAGAGAGTTTTATATAACGAATTATCTCGTTTATAGTTAGTAAATGCATTATCTTTCATTATTTTGTCTCTCCTTATGATACAAATATATTTTAACATACCATGCAAAACATCTGGGATAATGTTCTGGATCAGGTATTGTTTTAAACATATCTAAAAATTCTTTTACTTGTTCGTCATTCATCTTATTTTAATCTCATATCCAAAAACAACTCCTACATTACCTGTCTTTTCATATGCAGGTGCAATAAACCAGTTATCTTTTTTTAATCTTATCATTGGTGCTATATCAAACCCCGAATAGCCTGTAACTAATCCTAGTTCTAATTCTACATCTTCTACTAGGTATTTTTTACCAAGATACAAACTTATATTTTTTTCACTATTATAATATGCACCTGTGATTGTATTATCTAAATCACATCTGGCATGAGGATGAATACTATTATATTCTCCTTCTAATCCTAAATGCATAGATAGTGCTAAGAATAATGATAAACAATTCATTAAAAGAAACTATCCAATGTTGTATGTTTTTCAAAATTCCAGTTGATTGCATTGACGATAAATCTTAATGGTTCTAAAAATGATTTATCAAACTGCTCATCATAATCTATGAATCTATGTAAGTCAAATTCTTTTGGCAATACTGTTGCAAAAGATATTACTCTTTCTCTTAATGTATTAGGTTCTTTCAATACAATAAATTTAACTTTATCGCCTTCTTGTATTTGTTCATACTTAACTAGTTTGTGTGACTTTAATAAGTTATTATATAGTAAAGCACCCTTTACATGAATAGGGCAACCTTTTTGATATACACTTGTTTTTGAAGTATACTTTTTAAGATTATTACATGAACGAGGATAAGCAATTTCTTCTGGTTGTAATGTTTTAAAATGCTTTCTAAAGTCATCAATAAATTGTATCAAGGCATCTTCATCTTCATTCATAATTACCTTCAATGCTTCTTTAATCTTAACACGACAAGGGGCAGGTGTTGAACTCTTAACAGCTTCAATACCCATAATCTTTAACTTAGGTTCTTTTAAATCAACGCCTTCTTCATTATAAACATTTAGAATATATCTTTTCTTGGCAGTCCATATACCTTTGTTTGCGATTACTTCTCGTTTCATAATCATCTTTTGTTCATATGCATTTACATATTTAGCAAGTCTGTCATAACTCTTATCAATAAATGGTTGTAGTTTTTCTTCACAAAATTTATCCATAACTTTTACAATCTTTCTTGTATCAGATTTATCTTTAAATATTTTGTTTACAACTTCACCCAATCGAATATAGATAGAATCAGTATCAGAAGCAACAACATAAGCAACTTGTTTTGTTTTCAATATATCATTTAAAAAATTGTTTACA